TATATTATATTATATTATATTATATATATAATAGATTATAAAAGGGGCCGTTTTTGGTCTACGTGTTCAATTTGGGCTCCAGCTAGCTTCCTAACGTCTACATTTTAGCTACTTTTCGATGGCTAGGATTTGACGATTTCGATGACGATTAGACTCTGAGATTTGACGATTTTGTTCGAAATTTGAACGAAAAGTGAACGATTTGGGGCCGTTCTGGGTACATTTTTTAATCGAAAATAGGCCCAAAATAGGCTCTAAAAATTGCCTAAAAGTGTACATTTTTTGGCCTTTTTAGGGGACCCTGCTGGGGCATCGTTAGGGGCTCGAATTTGTGTTCTCTGGGATCAGAGGAGTGTGGCTGGAGAGTAGTGTTTGTATAGTGACGTCAACACCAAGGGCAATTTTGGAGAGCCCCTGGGCCCCGACGCCGCACCCCCAACTCGAAAAGTAGCTGTTTTTGAATAGGCTTAAGTATGTTGATAAGATACGTAGTCAAGTTTCAGTTCGAATTTTAGGCAACGTTTTCAAGGTAATAAACAAGGCAACGTTTCTATGGTACGTTTTTCAAGTACGTTTTAATCATTACGTTAACGATAAAAGCCCAGAACCTTGACCTTTATATTGGATTGGTTAGGTTGATTTATATTATATGTATATAGGCTATGTGTATTATATGTATAATTGATTGGAGATTTTTCTTTGTTTGGGGTTGGGGGGTTGTGTATTAGTTTGGTATTTGTGTTTTGTGTGTACACATTAATAGGGACCTCGGTTTGATGTTGAGATCCCTATTGAATTATGTTACTTCTGGGTTTCTGACTTCATTCGTTTGTATACTATTTGTAGTATCTCTGGAGATAGATTATTAACTGGGATACTTTGTACTATTTGAGAATCTGTACTAGAGCAGATGTATTCTAGTTTCCTTGTTTGGAGATTGAAGCTGACCTCATCTATCCAATGTATCCAGTGATATAATTGTTTTTCGAAAAGTACCTCGTGGGTTAGTTCGATACTCTTTTCGAATCGATATAGTAGTGATCCAATGTAGGGTTTATATTCCAGGTGAGATATGATTTCATTTATCACCTGTATGAAGGGTATTTGGTTCATTTGCATGTTGTCTAGTTGTTAAAGTTATACCAATATCTAATATATGATGTACTGAAGTCTAGATTTTCTAGAAGTGATTTATCTCCTGTACTGATAGCATAGTCCTTTAATCTTTCTGATAGAGGATTAAGGAACTTATCATTTAGGGTGTTCCAGTCAAGGTAGTTTAAGTGATATTTGATACCCATTAGTAATGTAAGGGTATCAAGAGCGATGTCTACCTCCCTGTAGTCATTGCCCTGTAGCTTTGGATATCTGTCTAGCTGTTGGTTGAGATATCTGTAGTAGAATAGAATATATTCATTGATATCTTCTGTGGATAGTTCCAGGAGCCATTCGCAATCTTCAATGTAATCTTTTTTGATGTTGAAATTGTTTACTTCTTCGCCCTTGTTTACTTCTTCGCCCTTGTATACTTTGCAGTAGAGATAATTATTAGGGAGAACGTTTGTCTCCCTTGTTGGTATGATAAATAGCTTCTTCATGTTACTTCTTTACTGTGTTGTATGAACTTGAGTTTTGTGTGTTCTGTATCCCGTCTAGTGCATCGAGATAGTGAGAACCAGCAGCTGTTTCGAGGATAGGAGCATCTTTGTCTATCCCCAGAGAGTCTAGCATAGTTTCTGTGGATTTGAAGTAGACCTCGTATGCATGAAGGTCTGATTGCATGTACTTAGAGATAGTCTGGTAGTAGTGAAGAGAATCCCTTGATTGTTTTAGCATTTGATAGAGATCAGCTTCTCTAGATGAACTGTTTGAACAACCAGCAAAGATAGCTGAGATGAATACCGTGATGATGAATGTTAGCTTTTTCATTTTGATTATGTTTTAATGTTAATGTTATGTGTAAAGCCCTGGATATTCTCCCGGGAGTTGAATTACCAGTTGAATGTGAATGAATTTCCCTCCTTAGATGTTTCCCAGTTGAAGTTCTCCAGTAGTTGTGGAACTGATGAGTGATCCATCCAGTTAGCTACTGTGTCATCGAATTCTGCCTGTTCGTCTTCGTTTAGAGGAGTGTAAGATTGGAATGTTAGAGAGTTCTCTTTGAGTTGAAAGTTGAAGAACTCCTTGTTTTGATCCTCCGATAATGTGGAAATGAGTTAGAAGATTTCTGAGAGGATCTGGGGATTTAATTTAATTGTTTGCATAATTGTTAAAATTTAATTAGTTACTATTATTTATTAATTACAATGCAAATTTAGCTATTTATTTTTTAATATGCAAATATTTTATATTAAAATATTAATCCAGCTGGAGCTCTGATATAGCTCTGAAGGCCATAAGTCATATCAAAAATAAAAGCCAGCCTATTCCCATAGACTGACTTCCAAAATAACTAAACTCTATTGTATAAAACCATCCGAGTAACGCTTTACTCATTGTACAAACAATTCCCATTATATTATAGTTCCTTCTCCCAATAACTTTATCTTGAACTTAATCCTGGTTATGTCTCCAGTATGCTTATTGTAGATAAGGAACTACTCTAAGTTAGCTAGTAACTCTTTCCTTGCCCATATTGCAAACTGCAACTTCAAGAATTCTTTTGCTCCATAGGGAAGTCCTTCAGATAGTTCTAAAATGAATTCAATGTCATCCCCACTTCCATCCATAAATCTAACCATAGCGTTGAAGTCTGGTAAGTAAAGTTTGTTGAGAGCTCTGTCTGCATAATATGCAAAGACTTTGACCTGTAAAGGGTTATTCCCTGAGATAGTTAATGTATTCAGCATAGTTGTAATGTATTAGTAAACTTCGAGTGTGAACTTATAGATTTGATTTTTCCTGTCATGATTGATATGCAGATCTCCTGCATTGTCTGGATCAATGCATGATGCTAGCATAGCATTGTCTACTGGGTTGATAGGAGTCTTAGATTTGATCTCCCAGTACCATTTAGATCCGCCCAATTCGAGAGTTGGGTCTGTAACGTCTTCCAGAGTGATTTTCTGAATTGTGAACTTCTCGAGGTTTTCGATGTCCTTGACTGTTGCAGTGATGAATTCCAGTGTTTCGGAGTTTGTTGTTTTTAATAATTTTGTTTGCATTTGACTATAATTTTAATTATTACTATTTGTTTTTATTTACATTGCAAATTTAATCATTTATTTTTATATATATGCAATGAACCTCGCATACAAGTTGAAATACTACTGAGGACATATAGATGGCTATCTATCGATTCTAGTTTCTACCCTGCCGTCAGAATATCTTCTATAAGTAACATTTGGTGTATTCCTATCATATTCCTCTGCTGCTGCTTTTAAGACCTGTACTTGAAGTTGTAATGCTTGTATCTGAACTTGATAAGCCTCATATTGTTCTTTACTTATCTCTTTGCCCTTATAATAGTATTTCATTTCTGGCTCTTCCTCTGGTTCATATATGTCATCAGAAGGTTGTACTGTATCTACCCTATCTGGTATACTATCAATAAGACTTGCTACCTTAGTTTGAGGACTATCCCACAGGGTTGAACCTAATATACTTATTATGATAACCAACCCTATTGCTATAAATATCTTTTTCATATTACTTATCAACTATTTCTAATGTACCAGCTAATGATAAAAATACTGAATCCCCTATATGATACTGGTATAAACATGCTGGATCCCTTGTAGTAAAACTGAAAGCTCTATATTTCCTTTTCTTTTTATATTTGTTAACTACTATGATATTATATGTATCTGGTTCTCTAATATAAGTACCCTTATACTTATAAGGTATCATATGTGCAGGTTCACATCTAATATCTGCAATTCTACCTCTATATGAATCCTCTTCACAGGCTATACATGTAAAGCCTATAACCATTAATAATAAAATCTTCTTCATATTATTTAGCTTAATACTAAGCAAATTAGCTAGTTTCCTTTTGCTCTAGTAATTTGCTTAGTATGTTAATATAAACTTATTGCTTAGTAAATTCTTTAATCTCTAGCATTATGCTTTTGCAAGTTTGCCTGAACCCTCTGGAGGTTTTGAGCCATTCCTGATAATAGTTGTGTATATCGTCAGATTTGATACTATTCTTAAGATCTCTATACTTGACCATTAGTTTAGCATCGAATATCAGATCGGTATTAGTTGTAGCAATAGCTATCATTAAAGCCTGTACATCTGATAGTTCGTTATCAGAAGGGTCTGCAGTAAGTTCCAGTTCTGATAAGTTATGTTCTATGTAGTCCATTGCTTGTCTAATGGATCCAAATATGAGTAGTCTCTTAGGACTTAGCAGATATTCCAGTTCAGGGTAGTCTAAAGATAGTTTTGACCTTAGCCTTGAATGTACCGGTATTATCATATCTACTAAATGCTTACCGCACCATGAAGTAGCTGTAGTACCTACTTCTTCTATTGTGAAATACTTATATGTAGAAAGTATTTCCTTAAAATCAATTATTGACTTTAGCTTTTCCATATTAATCATTCTCTAAATCGTTGTACATACTTTCTACATAGTTTACTATGCGTTCATATTCTCTTCCAGAAACCAGGGTATCAAGGTTTGCCTTATCTATTAGTTCTGTACTAGTACCAAAGAAGCAGCCTACTACCCACATTTCGTTTGATCTGGTATATGTAAAGAATCTTCCGCTTGACCATATATTCTTCCCTACGTAGTAGTCCATATCTTTACTAATTTTAGCCATACCTCTAATCTCTGCTTGAGATACAATATGAGCTTTTCCATAAACCTTGGCCATTCCATGTACCATAGCATTTCCATAGATACCGGAGTTACCAAAGACTTGGGCTTGCTCATATACTTCTGCTGTATTAAAGACACCAGCATTTCCAAATATCTTAGCCTCTCCGAATATTTTAGCTCTATCTATGACACTGGCCCCATCATATACTTGGGAGTAGCCAAATACTTCAGCAGTACCTTTAATATATGCCCTTCCATAAACCTTAGCATAGCCAAATACTTCAGCTTTTTCTCCTATACGGGCATATTCGAATACTTTAGCTTGGCCATAGACCTTAGCATCATTGTAAATCCAACAATCACCTTCATGACTAAGGTTCTGTTCAATTTCTATATAACCTCCTCGGTCTCCCTTTTTAACATTTCCGAAATCCCTTATAGCTTCAATCCTGTACAACTTATGTCCTTCGTATTCAATTGCTGTACTTTCAATTATCTTATACTTTTGCATAGTGACTATGTTTTAGAAGGTTAATATTAAAGTGATTCTTGAGAGTTTCTCCTTATTAGAGATGATTTTTATCTTAGCTTCGATGTTGCAGTCATTATCTCTAGCATAATCAATGTAGTCCAAGATTTCATCCAGGTAGTTTTCCGGAGTTCCCTTGATAGGTTCTTCTGAAGTATCCCATATAAGTAATTCGTAAAGGAGAATGTACTCTGTTAGAAGAGGTTGAGTTGTAGTAACTTTGAGGATTTGAATGTTACTATTCATGTAATTCATTTTGAGAGTGTTAATCTCTTTTTGAATAGCTTCAGTGTCCAGATAAGCTGGTGTGTTATTTTTAATAATTGTTTGCATTTGACTATAATTTTAATTAATACTATTTGTTTTATTATTACAATGCAAAATTAATCATTTATTTTTATATATGCAAATCTTTTGATATCCTTCTGAGGACACGAAAAGAGCTAGTAAGTGTTGATCTTACTAGCTCTAAAGTGTTACCTGAATTACATTTACCTTTACTAATACCTAAGATTTACATAAACTGTAAATGTAGTACATTATTCTATAGTTAATTCTCGTAACGTTAAGGTTACTTCTAGAGAATTATCTTTACCATTCTCTAAAACTAATGTAACTATCATACTTATATCTACTAGTAGAGCAATGAGCCCATGTCTTGGTATGTTAGCTATCATATCCATGTGTACTCCATTATTTATGAGGAAGTCCTTCAAAGCAATGGTTGTACCGTCATCAACTTTCCTTCCATATACAGTTAGGTAGTTCTTGATTACGTTTTGTACGTGGGTTAAGTACTCTTTATTCTTCTCAACAGTACTTCTCTTAGGTAAAATTACTCTTATTTTCATTGTAAAAAGTTTTGAGCAGAGAACTCTTCTGATTCCTCTGGTAAATGATCTTCTATCTCTTCGTAAGTATCTAGTTCTGGGTCATCTGCCTCGGAATCTATCCTCATTTCAATCTCCCTACGCATTTCATGATGATCCCTGTCTGAATGCTTTACAGCTTCCTTTAGATTCTCAAGAGAGTTATTCATCTCTACGTAATTAATAGTTTCTCCAAGAGATTCTTTAGCTCTTAGTCCACCGTTTTGATTAACTGCTACTACTTCAGGTAAACTACCAACATCATACTTAGTTTCTAGTAACTTAGCTTCTTGTGGTTTATCTAATAGCTTATCTTCTTGAGTAAGTATTTCTAGTACCTGAGCCTGAGTTACGTACTGGTTACTTACCTCCTGAGTATTATTCTGCTGGAACATATTAAATATGTTAGTAGTACCGGATCCTCCAATAAACTTCTGTACCATAGCCTGCATAGAAGCGGTAGAGTCTATACCCATCTTCAGTGCTTTATTCACTTCAGCACTAATGAAAGGTGTATACCTGCCTTGTTGTGAAGCCATTAACAGTTCTATCTGACTGTTAATCCTCATACGGTCTTCAATAGTCCAAGACATCATAGTACCCATTAAACCAGTAACTATTTGTTCTTGAGCCTCTTTATCCCATATTCGAGAGTTCATAACTTGATCTCTCATCTTGACCCTTATGTCATCTATAGTAATGCCAAGGCTTGAAGCAAATGTTCCAATATCGTACCTTTGACCGCATAGTACCATATTACCTATAAGCCACTGATTTACCATCATATCAATAAACTGCTGTTTGACCTCTGGGTCTTTTGAGATATGATATTGAGCAGCTAATGTAGTACTACCATACGGCCGAGGGATTCGGTTGATTTTTAGCTTTCCAGTCTTGGAGCTCTTTTTTGTATTTCCATTCATAATTTATATCTAAATAGGGTATATATTCTACGTATTCTAGAGAATATAGTGCATAGCAATCTAAATGAGGGATGTATAGCAAGGCAAATGACTTGTTACCGTTATAAATTAAGGTAAAAGCTTTATCTGATAAACGGTCCCGATTGCAGGACCATTTACCATTAATATTTAGGTCTGGTTTAGGTAAAAATTTGAACCTTTTTGGCCCTGTTTTTACTCTAAATTTTTGCCCATTTAAGCTAATTATTTCCATAGCCATTTAACGTTATCTCGTTGACTGGTGTAATCTTTTGAATTCCAGAATCCTTTTCTGAGATTCAGGGTATAAATCTGCCCGTACCGGTACTACGTGTAGCTTATAGAATACCTTCCATAAACCTGGAGATAGGTTCTTACCCTTTTTCGTAAAGGAGATGTCATTAAACTTTTTCTGATAGGTCTTTACCATATCCTTGAAAATTAAATAAGGCAAAGCCCTGCCGGTAGCTTCGAAAAGTGTTTTTACATCCTTTCGAAATTCCTCTCCGAAAGCTTTGATAAATTCGATACGATTAAATTCGTAGTTTGGTTGATCCATTCGAAAAACCGAAATATATTCCTGTACTGTCATTTTAACTTCTGTTTGATGTGTTCTTAATAAACTCAAGAGGCTTATCATTAGGTATAATCTGAAACAATAATCCTCGGTGATCATCCTCATAGTAACTTTCCCATATTACAAAGGGTAGTTTGTATTTGTCTAGTGGAACCCTTTTAGGTATACCAGTAACTACTAACTTAACTAGATTCATTTTTTCTAGAACATCAGGGGTTAAGTTAATAATTCCCTTGTGATAACTTCCTATGATTACCAAGTCGGGTTGGTATCGGTTTTTCTTTATGATGGGTAAACTGATATCTCCCATTATGGTTTGAGGAGGAATTACCTTTTCGTTTTGTACTATGATAAGTTTACTTTTTCCGATGTACTGATTTTTTACGATGTTTGCGAACATTGGGTAAGGTTTTATTATAAAAGAGTGACTCTAAATCATTTTTGACTAACTTCTGTACGAATAACCAAATTGGTATATTCCAGTACTCAAGTATATTACGTTCTGTTACAACTAGTGAGTATAACTTAAAGAATTTGATACGAGTACGATATTTAACTCCTCTAGAAACTAGATATGATTTGATACATCTTTCATGTAAATGTTTAAGTTCGAGAAGGTGTTTAAGATAAGCCTTCTCTGGTAATCCAGATAACATTGACTAAATTTAATATTAGTGTAAGGGGTACTAATAGTAAAGTACTCCTTAGTGTAAACTATGCTGTTTTAGTTTCTTGGAGAACTTCTGAGCAATAATTCTTGTATGCTTTGAGAGCCTCCTTGAATTCCTTAGAGTTTTGATCCTCTATTCTTGACTTTGCAAGTTCAAGTTGACGAAGTTTACTTCTAACCTTCTGTCTCCAAGTCTTTCGAGAAAGAGAATCTGTTACGTCTTCTGGGTATTTGTATTTTACTACCCTTTCCTTTGCAACCTTCTCTACTATTTCTACTGCCTGTTGAAGAGCCAGCTTCTTAGTAAGCTTTTCCTTCTTAGAAGCTTTTTCCTTTTTAGCTTCCTTAGCTGAATCCTTTACTGAAGCCTTAACTTCCTTCTTAGCTTCCTTCTTAGAAGTCTTAGCCTTAGCTGCCTTGTTCTCTACTGAAGAGTTATTACTCTTGTTAGTGTTCTCAACCTTTGTTAATTTTTCTTTTTTCATTTTGACTATAATTTAATTGTTTATATTATTTGTTTATTTTGATAGTGCAAATTTACGAATAATATTTTTATAGTGCAAATATTTTAATAAAAAATTTCTCAAAAGCTGTGGAACAAGCAGTAGTTATAGTAGGAACTACTTTACCTCATAAGCTTTAACCAATAGCTGATTATTATTTACTAAGGACTTGTTAACCCACTTGCCCTTACTATCAGCTTTGATACCCTCTATGAATGTACCATACAAAGATACCCCAACATCACCCTTATAAGAGTATAATGAATGGTTCTTGAATAATACCCATATAATGTTCACCTCCATATCGTAACCGAAAGCTTCAATGTTAGAGGATTCTACTGGTATCATTACGGTATCTAATTTCTTAGATAATGCCTGTAAGTTGACTATTCTACCTATCATCTGTTTTTAATTAAATAATCTAATAATTCGAAAGCTCCATAAACACCTTCTGAGTTATCTAAGCTCCAGGTTTCCTGGTTCTCGGTTAATATCTTAGAACATAGACTTAACTGATAACCAGGTAATAGGCGTATTGCCTCTGGGAAACCTATTACCTGGTTATAGGTATCAGTTAAATTAGTTATTGCCCAACCAACATCTTTAGTTATTGACCTACCTAATAATCTTTTTAACTGTATACCCGTTAGATGTTCTTTTTTGGCTATTTGAATTGCTTCTAGTTGAATTTCAGCAATCTGCTTTATAATTTGTTCAGTGCTTCTATCCATTTATTCTTTGTAATGCTTCGGCCATAGGTTCTACTAACTTCTCAGGGAATTTGCAATCTGGGTACCATCTTACAAAGAACTTAGAAGGCTTCTTATTTGGATTGTTAAGTAATTGACGTATCTCGGTAGAGAACTTCAATCGTTCTTCCTCAGTCATGTATACTGGGTACTTGGTAAAGCCTACTGTACTGAAAGATATGCCCTTAGCAGCTGGTTTTGCTCTGAGAGGTTTCTTACGTTCTCTGTAAAGGTAAGGTACTACTTTCTTTGAAGGTCCCTCGAGTATTGAAAAACCAAAGATAATTTGAGGGTCAAACTTATCAGCCTTAGGATCCTTAGCCCTCTTGATACATCTTACCATCCATGACAATGACTTAAGATATTGACCGTTACCAGTTGGTTCTCCAATGTCCTTAGGGTTAAACTCGAAGTCTGGGAAGTGCATCTTGAATTCCTCGGTAAGAATGAATACAAAGCCTAAGTCTCTTAAGTACTTAATTACCTCTTTCTGGGTCTTACCTTGGTTTACCATCTGAATTACATCCTCAAGTATATCCTCTCTTGGAGAATTCAATTCAGCACTTACACTAGTAGTAGAAGGTCTTCCTCTACCAGCAGTAGGTTGCTTAATAGGCAATGTACCTGAAAGCTGGTCTAAGTAATCTTTGAATTGATTTACTTCTGTCTTATTACTTAGAGTTATTTCAACTCTTATAGGACCGTCATGCTTAACCTTAGAACCAGCATTCAACTCCGTGTAAGCATCTACTAAACGATCTGATGTAGGGCAACCATTCTCCGATAAGAGGGTTACTCTCATCTTTGGTTTGAATATTTCTTTTTCCTTTTCCATACTGTATTGAATTAAACGAACTAGGGCTAAGATGTTTTATCACCTTAGCCCTATCAAATATGAATAGTAAAGCTAAGAGCTTAATCTTCTTCCTTCTTAGCTTTCTTAGAAGACTTAGCCTTCTTTTCTACCTTAGTAGTTTCCTTCTTAGAAACCTTTTCCTTCTTAGCTTTCTCCTTCTTAGCTTTCTCCTTCTTAGGAGCAGCCTCCTTCTCGGCCTTAGCCTTACCACTGTTAGCAAGTTTGCGTTGCTCGATACGGTACTTCTTCTTCTCTGCTGAAGTCATTTCTTTACCGTTTACCAAAGGATAGTCATACTTCATTACTCGAGTAGAAGCAGCCTTCTTCTCTTTCTTAACCACCTTAGGCTCTTTCTCGGTTTTCTCTACTTTAGCAGCCTTCTTAGAAGCTTTTGCTGCTTTTACCTCAGCCTCTGCAGCTTTGAGCTGAGCAGCCTTCTTTGCTTTCTTTTCCTTTTTCATTTTTATGTACTTTTTAAGACCTTTAAGGTCTGTTAATGGGTATATCTTCTGTAGCTTATCCCTTTCCTTTTGAAGAGAGAATAGCAGATCTCTATATTCCTTACCATATACGGGATGTTTAGAGTAATCCCTTTCTGGTTTGAGACCGTTGGCAATTATGAATTTCCTCAACAACCGTAGGTATTTCATAACTCCAGGGGTTTTGGTTTCTATTGCCATTGTTTCGATGTTTATTTTATATTATCCTATAGTAGGGATATCATCCACTTAGGCAAGAACTTCTTGAAAATTCTAGAGAAATTTATTTTATAAAAGTTTGACTACTTGAAGCAGAGATAACAGTAACCTCTTCTCCAGGGAATATCAGAGAGAAGTTATTATACAAGTAATTAACTTCTGCTTTAGTAATATTGGTAAGTAGACCTTTAGAATCTTTACCATTTACCCTTAGCTGTATTATATGAACATTACCTGATAACCTTTCACTAACATCTTTACGAAGTTTCTCTAACCTTGAGTTAAGTTGCTTAACCCTTATCTTAGAATCTTGGGTATTAAGGCCAGTTGACTTAATTATACTTTCGATCTGTTCATTAGTACTTATGATACGATTAATAGTATCTATTAAAGATTTTCCCATACTGGTTTATCTATAGGTTTATTAATTTCTGGTTCTTGAGCCATCTTATATAAAATACCCTTAGCCCTATCAATAGTAAATTGAATTAGCTTTAGATCTTCATCATTTTGGCAAGTTAAGTTATTCTCTAGTGCAATAGAATAAGTACTTATAAGATTATCTAATGCAAGTATAATGATATCTCTTTCGATTGACTCCATAGGCTTATAAAATAAAAGCCCACTATCTAATATTAAATAGTGGGCCAAACCATTAGCAGTAGAATGAAAGGAGTGGGTTAAGGGTTAATCCTCAGAGGCTTCCTCCTCGTCATCCTCTTCATCCTCTTCATCCTTAGAACCCTTACCAGGCTTCTGGCCAGCAATTACGCCGTGACCTTTCTTTGCCTTGATGGTAAGTTCACCTGGGATGAATGAAGTAGATGTAGATACCACCTCACCTGCATTGTTGTAAGCGACTGTGGTAGTGTAGATACCCACTGAGCGACCCTTTACCTTTACTACGTAACCGTAGGTTTCAATCTTGCCTGTCTCTGTAACAATTACATCGAATTGCTTTGAGTTGCAGCGTTGGCCTGCTGGACGATTCTTGATTGCCTCCAAACGAGCCTTCTTCTTTGCTGCCTTCTCTTCAGCAGACATCTTTGACTTGGTCTCCTTCTTTGCAGGAGCAGCTTTCTTTGTTGCCATAATTTTAATTTTGATTTAATTGTGTGAAAATGTTATATAAAGTGTTATGATAACCTATAGTAGGGTAAGATTACTTCTTACCCTTTTTGCCTGACTTCTTAGGAAGTTTGATACCGAGCTCTTTAGCAACTGCAGCACGGAGCTTCTCTACTTCGTCCTCATAAAAGTCATCTGGATCTGTGTCAAGATTCTTGTCATCGCAGATGTCTTCCAATTCCTCGAAGTCAGCACCGGCAAGGACCTCTGGAGTTACCTCTTCCTCGTCTTCCTC